CGGTTCTAAACTAAGAACCCGGGGTCTAGAACTTAAACACTTGAAGGTAATTTTTCCATCGCGGGTAAAACTAGGGTTATGGTACAGTGGCCATATATGCTCATCAAGAGCACAGAAGCATGGACCAACATCCCACCTGCGCAGGTAGGCCCAATCACTTGGGCTTGCATTTGCAATGAAATGTGGAAGCCACTCTAGCAGTGAGTTTCTGATTCTAACACCGGATCCATCCGGATAATCAGGAGGTACTAAACAAATCTTTCCTAGCTTAGCGACATGATGAGATTGCTCTAACCACGCGACTAAAGCATGTGGATCTTTGCCGTTTCTCTCCAAGATAACACATAGATTATTATACACTATGTATAACCACGATTGGTATCGTCGTTTGTTATCTGAATCAGATAGTTTCTGATCTAGAGGCGGCCTTTTAGATTCAAAAGGCCTGACTTGTCGTCCTTGGTAAAAATCTCCACCACAAGACTCTCTAAAAGCTCCTTCGTAAAATGACTTATCTAGGTTGAGTTTCCAACCCAGCCACTCGGCGTATAGTTTTACGTGCCCAATAATACGGGTATCACATATACCATCGTCACCGAATGATGATACATCAAATAATTCTGATGTACACATATCATTTTGATCTGCATAGATTTCTGTGCAGGCCGTGAGAAAAGCCCAAAAGACTAGAGTTTGAAGAGGAAAGGTGAGGGGGTTACCCATGGTCGCGAACATAGTGGTCGCAACTGTACATTTAACTTTGTACAGCCTACCATTTTTCTTATCAACATTAAGGATGTAGGAATCTGTGTGTTCTTGTAAGAACACTTCCAGTTCATCCAACGTTGAGAAATCACCAGGATGGCCAATTACACCCTTAAATTTCACATTCGTAGATTTGCATCTACAAACATTACTCATAAAGGAGAACCAACCACCACAATACCCCTCCGACATCAATTCCTCCACTAGGAGCAACCAGATGCGATCTGAGGCTTCAGACCAGTCCACTGTCGCGATGTGTAGGTTCGGAAAAACAGAACCAAGTCTCGCGAGATTTTTGTGAACTCCTGGTTGGGAACGTAAGTCTATATGACAATACGAACTCAATCGAGTTGTAATCCAGAGAGCCACCATCTTAGCAAAAAATGCTACGGATGTTGGTTCTGGGCACATTGTGCGGAGTGAATCAAACTTCTTGGACACAAAACCAGTGTCGGAAGTCTCTAAAACATTCGCAGTAGTACCGTAGTGAGATTCAGAACCAATAAGGTCGAATCCATTGATAGTACTGCGCATTGCGTCATCACCATGCTCTAAAATAGCAACACGGAGCTGGTCATCCCAGTGGATATAATGCAATAATTGTTGTAAAGACGCCTTAGGACCAGAGATAGACCGATTCTTTATATGTAAATATGCTGAATCGAATTCTACGTCAGTAGTCCTATTGGGGCCGTGTCCAGTTAAGTTGTACAAGTCTAAAGGATTAAACTCTACGTTGAAAAAGCTGTTAATGTGGAACTTCATCCTTGTAAGGAGTGGAGCCATCATTTCATGCTTTAAAACGTACTGGTCAATTGCAACACCATCCAAATTAGTTCCTAGGAACTTCTTCGCAGCTTTCGCCTGAAGTTTTGGAGCTGCTTCAACCTCTTGACAGGAAAGATACCTATCGAAGAAACCAGATAGAACATAAGGAACATCAAATTCCGAAGCACGCAACCCGCAGTCATACTTCTGTGGACTCCAGGTATTTGCGATACGACGTGCCCTAGCGATATCACCATGAAAGGTGAAACCACTAGAAGCTCCCCTTAAATCCGTAGCAAAAGCATTAAAACATTTAACAATTGCTACGTCAGCCGACTTCATTAAGAAGTCGTATGAGGATTCATCCTTTTGAGCAGGTCTCGATCTTAAAGCAGAGGTCGACCTTTTCTTGTTGTAAGTAGTCATAAGACACCGATAACAGAATTGTGGAAAGTAAAATAACTAGTTTAAACTTCATCGTTTAAGATGTACTAGTTATTAATCAAGTTACGCAGATTTGCCAACTCACTATCAATTACAATAGCGATAGTGTTCCAGAATTTCGCCTCACGCTGTGCGGCGGTTTGTTCTGGATGATAACTAAAATTAACATTATCAGGCAAAGGGTAAACTGCACCGTTCGATGCCAGAAATGGCTGATGAACAGCTACTGACATTCTATGCAACTTGGCATTTCCGTTCGATTGAACGGCGCCTACAGTTACATCAGTGATGATCTTTCCACGCAACGCAGGATCACTGACGGATGATTGGGTTAATACCCGCTTTCCGTTCAGACCTGTGTTATCGTTATCAAATGTCTCATCAGTACCACCGGTCAGAGTTGCACCAGTAGCGCCAATTTTTGCTACAATGGATGTAGATAATGACATAATTTTTCTTCCTATTTAAGTTGTTGATACATAGCTATCTACCTGGTCAAAGCCTTTCTAAAGGGCTTACTACTTGTCACCCGTGACAGAGCTAGAGCAGCACCAGAGATAAAATGTGTTAATGATTTAAGTTCACTATTAAAGTGAGGTGGGAGGGGGACAACCCCCGGTATCCTATCGATCTTTCGGTAACCGTGTACGAATTCGATCTCTATCTCAGGATAATACATCTGATATAAAGTTGAAGGATTGTACATAGTCTTCGTAGATCGTAGCATATTAAATTGTAGCATTACCTCGTTATGTAAACTGACCCAAGAAGCTTCCGATTTGAAATTCTGAACCGGAGTAACAGCTTCAAGATATGTGCCAAGATTAAAAACCCAGTCTGCCACGAAACTCATAGGTATGAGTTCGTATGCGCCGGGGACTAGATCACGAAGTTCGAGACCAAGCATTTGCTTAACGCCTGGTTTATATCTCGTCATTACGCCAGCCCTGGCATAGGTGTTCTGACTAACAGTAGTTGTCCAAGTAAACTTGAGTTTGTTAGACCCAGTAGGATAGGCAGTATTAGTATAGAAAGTATCATTACTCTTACTGTCTTCATACGAAGCAGACTCAGAACCTCGAAAGGTTTGAGCCCACTTAGATTTACTAGAAGGATCAACAGGTGCTGTCAACGTCTTAACTAGTCCATTAATGGATAGCAT